GCTCGGTGTTTGAGCCGGTGATCGGCAATCCGGGTGATGGCTCAAGCCCGCACCTGGCGATAGTCGATGAGTACCACGAACATGACAGCCCTGAACTGTATGACACCATGGAGACCGGCCAGGGGGCGCGAGAGCAGCCCATGATGCTGGTGATCAGCACGGCAGGGGTTAACCCGGCTGGCCCATGCAAACAGTTCTGGGATGAGTGCGTCAAAATGCTCAGTGGTGCCGAGCCGGACGAAGAGCTGTTCGCCCTGATCTACACCATTGACGATGACGACGACATCTTTGACCCGGCCAGCCTGCGCAAGGCCAACCCAAACTATGGGGTGTCGGTGTTTGAGGACTACCTGCTTGCTCAGCTGATGCGGGCCAAGCGCAATGCGCGGCACCTCACCAAGTACCTGATCAAGCACCTCAACAAATGGACGACCGCCAGCTCCACCTTCTTCAACTACGACCATTGGCGCAGTGCCGCCGATGCGTCATTGAAGATTGAGGATTTTATTGGCTGCCCTTGCTGGTTCGCGCTCGACCTTGCCAGCAAGCTGGACGTCTGCTCACTGGCGATCTGCTTTGCTCGCTATGAGGCGGATGGCCTGCTGCATTACTACCTGTTCACCCGCCATTGGCTGCCGGAGGACACCACCAACGACCCGGACAACCGCAACCTGGACAAGTACCAGCAGTGGATCTCGACGGTGTGGCCCAATGCTGGCGGCATGGCACTGACGCCCACGGATGGGGCGGAGATTGATTTCGGCGAGATAGGCGAAGAGGTGGCGGCCCTGGCCAGCACCTACTCACCCCGCGAGATCCCGCACGACCCATGGAACAGTGCCCAGCTGGCCCAACAGCTGGCAACCGCTGGCTGGTTGCCGGTGGCGATCCCTCAGACCACGGCGCACCTGTCGCCGCCGATGAAGGAGATGGAGTCCGCGCTGGCGGCTGGCCGCCTGCACCATGACGATAACCCGGTGATGAACTGGATGGTCGGCAACGTGACGGCGCGTGAGGATGCCAACGAAAACGTGTTCCCTCGCAAGGAGGGCAAGGACAACAAGATAGACGGTGCGATGGCTGCCATCATGGCAATCGGCCGCGCCATGCTTAACAAGGGCGCTTACAGCAGCCCCTACCTGGATGATGATTATGACCCAACGGACGCGGTACTTGATTGATGCGGCCCTGCTGCTCGGCGTCCTGCTGATGAGCGGTGGAACCTACCTGATGTATGGCTTAGGCCCTGCCCTGCTGCTGGCTGGCGGTCTGCTGGTCGGTCTGGTTTTGCTGACTGTCTTGGTACTGGTAAAGCTCAAGAAACAAGGGGGCCGCGATGTTCAGTCTGCTGTTCGGGGCTGAGGCCCGCAGTGAAACCATCAGCTCATCCGATCCTGGTCTCGCTGAATGGTTTGGCCTGGGGGCCACCACCGAGAGCGGGGTCTCGGTGACGCCTGCCAGCTCCATGAGGCTGGCGGCGGTGTACTCCTGTATCCATCGTCTGTCCAGCAGCATGGCCCAGATGCCGCTCCATGTGCTGCGCAAGCAGGGGGGGGATGTGGTGCCAGGCACCGACCACCCGGCCCATTACCTGCTGTCGGCATCGCCCAACCTGTTCCAGAGCAGTTATGACTGGCGGGAGCAGTCGCAGCAAGTGGTGTTGGCGAACGGCAATGCGATCACTCGCCTGATCCGGGATCGCCGAACGGGTCAGCTGACCGAGCTGGCATTGTTTGACCCCGAGCATATCGGCAAGCCGCAGCGCGGCCAGTCCGGTTGGTACTACCCGGCATATGACGATCAGGAGCATCGCTGGTTTGCCCTGCCCATCTATGACGCGGTGCACATCAAGGGCTTTGGCGCCGACAAGCTGTGGGGTGCCAGCCCTATCCGCTATCACGCTGAGACCATCGGCCTCGGTCTGGCCACCAAGAAATATGGCTCCCAGTTCTTTGGTGGCGGTGGGCGGCCGTCCGGCATCCTGATCGACAAGACGCCGAATATGGCGGCAGATCAAGGCAGGCAGCATCGCGCCAACCTGAAAAGCTCATGGCGTGAAGGTGGTATCGGCAAGGGCAGCGGGCGCACCGCCTTGCTGACCGGTGATCTGGATTACAAGGCGATCACCATCCCGCCGGAAGAGGCGCAGTTTCTCGAAACGCAGAAGATGAACCGTAGCGAGATCGCGGGGATCTACAACGTGCCGAGCCACATGATCAACGACCTGGACAAGGCCACCTTCTCCAACATCAGCGAGCAGGCGATCCACTTCGTCCGCCATAGCGTGATGCCCTGGGTGGTGCGCTGGGAGCAGGAGATCAACCGCAAAGTGTTCACCGAGGCCGAGCTGCGGGCCGGTTACTACGTCAAGTTCAACCTGGCGGGCCTGCTGCGCGGCACCGCCAAAGAGCGTGCCGAGTTCTACCACTACGCCATCACCGATGGCTGGATGAACCGCAATGAGGTGCGGGTGCTGGAAGATATGAACCGGGTCGATGGGCTCGACAACTTCCTGATCTCGGTCAACGCCGCCAGCCAGCAGGACAACAAACAACAAGAAGATGAGGTGACCAATGCCGAATGATAGCGAACGCCGCTTCTTTCGCTGTGAAGTGCGAGCCGATCCTGCCGTTGACGGGCAAGGTCCGAAGATAGTCGGTTATGGCGCAGTGTTTAACCGCCTGAGTGAAAACCTCGGCGGCTTTCGTGAAATCATCAAGCCAGGCGCCTTCGACGGGGTGATGCAGGACGATGTGCGGGGACTGTTCAACCATGACCGAAACTTTGTTCTTGGCCGTACCAAGAGCGGCACCTTGCACCTGTCGATAGATGATGAGGGGTTGCGTTACGAGATTGACGCACCTGAAACCCAGACGGTGCAAGATCTGGTGCTGGCCCCCATGCTGCGTGGCGACATCGATGCCAGCTCATTCCAGTTCAAGGTGGCCCATGATGGCGAGCGCTGGTTTTACGATGACGATGGGTTACTGACGCGGGAGATCACCAAGTTCGCCCGCCTCTACGATGTGGGGCCGGTGGCCTTTCCCGCTTACCCTGACGCCACCGCCGCCTCCCGCTCCATGCAGGAGTTTGTGAACAAAGAGACTCGCGCCAAGGAAGACGAGGCCCGCGAGCGGCGAGAACGACTTTTACAACTGATTGGCGCCTGATGGTGCTGTAAAACCTGACCCGCTTCGGCGGGTTTTTTATTGCCATAACGGAGCGTATGCCCATGAAATTGCACGAACTGAAGCAGAAGCGCAGCACCATCGCCGGTCAGATGCGCACGCTGAACGATGAACACAGCGAGAAGCGTTGGGATGACGCCGCCTCCAAGAAGTGGGGAGACATGATCCAGGAGCTGGATGACCTGGATGCCCAGATAGCCCGCGAAGAGCGCCTGCTCAACCTGGACTCTGACAAAATCAACAACGAGCCGGAACGCCGCTCTGGGATTGACCTCGACACCAGTGTCGCCGAAGCCCGCCAGATGAAGGTGCTGGAAACCGTGTTGCGCGGTGGCTACCCGGCACTCTCCAGCGAGGAGCGTTCGCTGTTCAAGGAAATGCGCGCCCAGGCGACCAACGTGGACTCCAAGGGCGGATTTACCGTTCCCACCGAATTCCGCAACCGCGTTGTGGAAACCATGAAAGCCTTCGGCGGTGTGGCCAATATCTCTACCGTGTTCGAAACCGATGGCGGTCAGCCCATTACCTGGGTGACCACTGATGGCACTGCGGATGAAGGCGTCATGATCGGTGAAGCCGAAGAGGGTGGCGATAAGGACATGGACTTTGGCCAGATTGCCATCGGTGCCAAGAAGATGACCTCCAAGACCATCAAGATCAGTGACGAGTTGCTGCAAGATAGCGGCGTGGATGTCATTGGCCTGATCGCCCGCCGCATCGGATCTCGCCTCGGCCGAGGTGAAGCAAAGCAACTGCTGAACGGTGACGGCCAGGGCAACAACATCAAGGGTCTGACCATGCAGCTGACCGGTGGTGTGACTTCTGCGGTGGCGGGCTCCATTGCCCACGGTGATCTGCTCAAGCTCAAACACTCGGTGGATCCGGCCTATCGCGCAGGCAACACCCGCTGGGTGTTCAACGACAACACCCTGCTCGGCTTCAAGGAACTCAAGGACGGTAATGGCCGCCCGCTGTGGCTGCCGGATGTGTCCGGTGTTGCCCCGGCGACCATTGACGGCGATCAGTACCAGATCGACCAGGGCATGCCGGATGTGGCCGCTGGCAAGAAAGCGGTGCTCTATGGCGATTTCAGCTACTTCCAGATCCGCCGCGTCAAAGGGATGGCCCTGCGCCGTCTGGACGAGAAGTATGCCGAGGCCGGTCTGGTCGGCTTCCTGATGTTCCACCGCTTCGATGCGCTGCTGGAAGATACCGCAGCCGTCAAGGCGCTGACCCTCAAGGCTGCTTAATCAACCAAGCCGGGGGCCATGCCCCCGGCTGAATGGAGAGACCCCATGCACGTAATTTTGCTCACCTCGCTGTGTGGTGAAAAGCGGGGCAACGTAGGCGATAAACTGCCGGTTGCCAGCCAGGAAGAGGCAGACGAACTGGTCAGGATCGGGATCGCTCGTTATGACACCGAGGCCGAACTCAAGCGCCAGCTGGCTGAGTATCAGGCCCGCGAACAGCAGCAAGCCCAAGCCGCCGCTCTGGCAGAAGAGCAAGCCCAGGCTGCCGCGCTGGCAGAAGAGCAAGCCCAGGCTGCCGCGCTGGCAGAAGAGCAGGCCCGGGCTGCTGAAAAGAGCGCCAAGGCGGGAGCGACCGAAGAGGAACCGAAGGGTAAACAGGTCAAGGCCAAAACCGATAAGGCGTAATCAGATGGCACTGCTCAACATCTCGCTGTTGAAAAAACAGCTTCGCCTCGATGCAGGCATGACGGATGAAGACGAGCTGCTGGAGTTGTACCTGGGGGCCGCCGAAGTGGCGGCTTCCAACTACATGGGCCGCAAGATCTACGACAGCGATGAGGAAATCTCCGATACCGATCACTATGGTATCAGCGTGAAGAACCCGGCTGTCACCCTGGCGGTTCTTATGTCGGCGGCGCAGTTCTACGAGAACCGCGAGCCCATCATCACTGGCACTATCGTGGCAGAGTTGCCGCTGGCTTACTCCCATGCGCTTGGCCCCTACCGGATCTTGTTTCCCGAGTTGCCGCCGGATCCGTGATGGCTGGATCAGGGGCCTGATCGGATATACCCTACCGGGATTGATACGGGAGGGATAATGGCTCTGATTGAATGCGCCGAGTGTCGCGGCCAAGTATCTGACAAGGCGGCCAGTTGCCCGCACTGCGGTTCGCCGGTGATGCAATTGGCTGATGTGGTGGATACTGGCGAGCGGTTGACGACTACGCAACAGACATCAAAGAACCTGAAAGAGCAGGTGCTGTGGGCATACCTGGTGATGGCGGTCGGGGTCGGCATGTTGGTACTGATGCCGCTCTGGCTCAATGCCAAAGGTGTGGCGCCTACTCCGTACAGCTACGGCACAGGTGCCGCCATCTTGGCGCTGGGGGTGATCTGGCAGGTAGTCAATAAAATCAGGATCTGGTGGCACCACAGCTAATCCATCATCAAACCACAACCCCGCTTCGGCGGGGTTTTTTATTGCCGGAGGAAACATGCCAGCAGGCCGCTTGCGCCATCGCATCACCTTGCTTGCCCGCCAGTTTGGCCGCGATGCTGTTGGTCAACTTCAGGACGGCTGGAGTGAATCCAGCCCCATCTGGGCTGATGTGCAGATGATTGGCGGGAGGGAGCAGATCCGGGCAGGGCGAGAGGTGAGTGAAGGTCAGTACAGCATACGGATCCGCCACCGCCCCGGTGTGACTACCGCCCAGCGCATTCGCCTGGAAGCGTCTGGGGAGATACTGGACATCAAGCTGGCGCAACCAGATCAGCGCCGCACCTGGTTGACCATCACCGCCGAGAGGGTAGACCCATGACGACCTCGTTTGATGTGGCCGGGTTTGACGAGTTGGAAAACCAACTCGCCAACCTGGATTTGGCCTTGCAGAAGAAGGTGCTGCGGGAAGTGGTGCGGACTTCGGCCCAGCCGGTGCTTGCCGACACCCGATCCCTTTACGAGCAGAATTGGAACCACGACACAGGGCAGCTTGGCGAGAGCATCAAGATGCGCGTCAGCATTCCACGAAACCCCACCTGGGCTGATGTGGTTGCCTCTGTTGGGGTGTTCAAAAACCACAAGGTACAGGTGGCGGCTGGCAAGGCCATTGACGCCCCTGTGTATGCCTTCTGGCTTGAGAATGGCACTCGCGAGCACAGCCTCGCCTCGGGGGCCAGCCTCAAAAAACACAGCGACTCGGCCAAGGCTCAGAAACGTGCCCACCTGCGCCGTGACCGACCAGGGCAAGAGGCTCTTATTCACCCTGGCATTGAGGCTGGCCCCTTTATCCGCCCGGCATTTGACCGCCATATCGAGGACGCGCTCGAGATCCAGCGCACCACGCTGTCAGCGGCCATCGACAAGGCACTGCGATGATATTCAGAGAAGCATTTCACCAGCTTATCAGCGGCACCCTTGGCCTTGAGCCATACCCCGGCACCGTTCCTCAAGAGGCAGCGCTGCCAGCGGCGGGCTACTTCCTCACCTCGCCAGTGCAGGCTGCCCGCACTCTGGAGGGCGGGATCGCCTTGCAAAGTCACAACTGGCAGATCGACCTGTTTGCCACTCGTCAGGCGCAGCTTGACGAACTGGCCAACCGGCTGGCTGCCCTGGACAACACCACAACCCCCCAGTTTCAACGGGTGACCGTGCTCGATGCGCGGGACGCCAAGAGCGAAGGCGGCAGCACGCTGCGCGCCATCGTTGAGATCCAAACCACCAATCGGAGAAATCGATCATGAGTTCTACCACGAAAGACGCCGTCCTGGGTGCGGGCACCATCACTCTCTTCAAGGAGAAGGGCGCCGCCACAACCTTCCAGCAGGTGATGGGGATGATGACCATCGGCCAGGTCGGTGAAAAGACCCCAACACTGGAGCAAACCACCCTGGAAGATACCGCCAAGCGCTACCTTGCGGGCCTGTTCGATGGCCCTGACAAGGAGCTCAAGGGGAAATTCTATAGCGACGATCCCGGTCAGGAGGCGTTCTTCACCGCCGCTCGCGCGGGCAAGATCGTCATCATTCAGCACGAATGGCCGGATGGCGTTACCGCCGAGTATGAGGTGGTGCTGCTGGGCTATATGCGCGATGAGACCGGCGGCGACAAGACCCTCGACTGGGTGGTGCCGGTCAAGCAAAACGGTCGGGTTACCTGGGGCAAGAAGGCGGGGGCTTAATCAAACATGACGACCAAAAAAATAAAGTCGCCCACTGTCACGGCGGCGGCCCTGCTCAACAAGCTGGCCTATCGGAATGAACGTGTCCCCGCCCCCGAGTTCGGTGATGGGATGGAGATCATCGTGCGCGAGATGCCTATCGCCGGGCTGCTCGAATTCCAGCGCCGCAACTTCGACCCGATCACGGGGCACCCCCTGGCTGATAACCCCTATCAGTGGATGGTCTCCCTGCTCGTGGCCTGCATGGTCAATGAGGACGGAGAGCCGCTTGCCACCCAGGACGATGTACCTCAGCTGATGGACGCCATGCCCATGTCGCTGGTTGACCGGCTGATACCCGTGGCCAAGGCCCTGAACCGGATGGGTGAGCAGGCCACGGAGCAGGAAAAAAACGGATCCGCGCCAGCGACACCCTGAAATGGGTGATCCGGCTGGCGCTGGATCTACACAAAAGCATCACGGAGATCATGGCCTTGCCGGTCTCCGAGCTGGATACCTGGGCCGCGTGGTACGCCCTTGAGCATGAGCGCTTGCACCCCACCCCGAAAGACCCCGAGACCATCACCCCGGTAGAGTCCCAACTGGCCGTCAAGGCGCTGCTTGGGTAAGGAATCTCCATGGCTGTACTTCGCTCCCTGGTCACCACCCTGGGGCTCAACGCTGCGCAGTTTCGCAGCGAGCTGAAACGTTCCCGAGACGACTTCACCAGCTTTGGTGGCAGCATCGTCACCGGCGCCAAGGCGGTGGCCGGGGGCGTGCAGGCCACGATTGCGCAGATATTCAGTCTGCGCAGTGCCCTGATCGCCCTTGGCTCAGGGGCTGCTCTGGCCGGGATCAAGGCCGCTTACAGCTCGCTGGATCAGACTGCCCAGCTTGGCCGCAATGTTGGCATCGCTGCGCAGCAGTGGCACGCCTACGCCCAGGCCGCCGAATGGGCGGGCACCAGCAGTGAGCGGCTGGCGGATGTGGTCAAGGATCTCAACGTCAAGATCGCAGATGCCGCCAAGACCGGCGGCGGCCCTCTGGCGGATTTCTTCAAGCAGATCGGCCAGTCGGCGCAGTCGTGGGCGACCCTCTCGCCAGATGAGCAGTTGCGTCGTTTCACTGCTGAACTCCAGAAAATGAGTGCCAGCGATGCGCGATTCTGGCTCGATGAGCTGAACGACGCAGCGGCTGAGCTGTTCGATACCCTCTACACCCGCAACGGTGAGCTGCTGACGTTCGCCGATAGCATCGAGGCGATGGGCATGTCGCTCACTGGCGGCCAGTTCGCCGCGGTGCGCGATGCCCGTCTTGAGCTTGATCGCCTGGTGTCGGTGATGGGGGCGCTCTGGCAGCAGGTCAAGGCGAGCATGGCCCCTGCTGTGGCGGAAGGCTCCCGCCTGATCAGAACCTGGATCACCGACAGTGCCGAGGCCAAGGGCGGCTTTGCCGAACTGGGCAAGGGGATCGCGCTCTATGTGATCGATGGCGTGGAGCAAGCAAGCCGCGCCTTGCAAGCGCTGATGCAGTGGGTTGATCAGACGATCAACAAGGTCGAGCCCCTGATGAATGAGTCGATGCGGGCGCCTTATCTCAAGGCCCGTGCCGATCTGTTTGCGGCTCGGGCCGATTACAACGAGGCCAAGAAAGCATTCAGTGAGGTTGCCAATGCGGAGGGCTCTGTCGGTGAGCACGCTTTCGGTCATCTTGCTCAGATTAGTGAGGCCCTTGCCCAGGCGGAAGAGCGTGTTAAATCGTTCCAGAATGTTGGCGAGGGTAACGGTTGGGATGGTTATTTCAAAAACCTCGACTTGCTACGCCAGAAAGTCGCCTCGGCCACAACGGCAGGTGATGGCGAGGCGCCTTTGCCTGTCCCTGGTGCCGCCCGCCCTGTCGGTGTAGTGGCGATCCAGGATGCCCCCAAGGCGCCGAAGAAAGCCAAGGCCGCCAATTATGCCGCCGTCGATTCCTTCCGCGAGGAAACCGCCCAGATCTCCCGCGAGCTGGCCAAGCGCCAAGCGCTGCTTGAGAACAGCAATGCCGCCCTGGCTGGGGTCGATCAGCGGTGGTATGACGCCCGCGCCGTGCAGGCTCAGGAGGCCTATGGCGCCTCAATTATCGAGGAGTCGAGCCGCTGGCAAGACGCCCAGGCACGCCTGCAACAGCAGTATGCCAGCGCCTATGATGCCGCCGCTGGTAATCATGAGTTGCAGATGCAATTGCAGATGGAGCGCTTTGGCGCCCGCGAGCAGTTGGAGCAGGATCACCAGTCCCGCTTGTTGCAGATCGAAAATGACCGGGTCAACAAGCAGCGAGAGTATCAGGCGGTAGTCTCTGCCGAGCTGCTGAGCTTCACCCAACAGCAAATGAGCATCACCACCTCGGCGATGCAGCAGGCTGGCATGGAGCACACCGGTGTCTATAAGACGCTGTTTGCCATGCAGAAGGCGGCGGCCATTCCGTCGATCATCGTGTCAACCGAAGAGGCCTCTGCCAAGGCGTTGGCGGCCTTTCCGCCACCGTACAGCATGGGGCTCGCCGCCAGCGTCAAGGCGATGGGGTATGCCTCGGCGGGCATGGTGGCAGGGCAGGCCATCGCCGGCATGTTCGACAAGGGCGGGTATATCCCGGCCAACCAGTTCGGCATCGTGTCGGAACTCGGCGACGAGTTCGTGGATGGCACCCTGGTGCGTGGCCCAGCCAAAGTTACCAGTCGGCGCGAGTCGGCGGCGATCCTGGAGCGTGCAGCAGGGCAGGGTGGCAGCGGTGGCGGGGTGACTGTCATCCAGCATATCTCCGTGTCTGGTGCGGGCGATGAAGCCCTGGCCCACGCCTGTCAGCAAGCCGCCCGACAAGGCGCAGAGGCCGGAGCCAGGCAGGCGTATCAGATGGTGGTTGAGGATGTGTCTAGCTACGGGACTATCCGTAAATTGATGGGGTGATGATGAATGGCTGAAGTAATTGACTGGCCAGTGGATCTGATCCCTGGCGAGATGGGCCTGGGGCTGGAGGGCATGACCAGGACGTTCGAATCCCCCTGGACGGGTTCCACCCAGACGGCGGAAACCCCCGGCGCCAAGGTGGTGATGCAGCTCAGCTTCAAGGGGCTGCCCGTGGACAAAGCTCGCCGTTTGGAGGCGCTGATCTTCTCCCTGCATGGGCAAGCGGGCCGGGTTCGTCTATGGGACTTCGGTGCGCGGCTGGTCAGTAGCCCACAGCCGGTGCGCGGCGCCCCTGTTGTGACTGAGGCGCTGGCAATGCGCAAGTCGCTGACCAGTCGCGGCTGGACGCCTGGCACCAAGGTCTTGCAGGTCGGCGACTGGATCCAGGTCGGAGATGAACTGAAACGGGTGCTGGCCGACGTAACTTCGGATCTGAGTGGCAGCGCGCTGATCCGGGTCGCACCCATGCTTCGCAATAACTACCCATCTGGCACGCCTCTGTTGGTAAGCCGTCCCAGTGGGGTGTTCATGCTGAACGGCGACAAGGCAGTGACATTTCAGCGCTCCCCCGGCGTGTTCACCGATGTGTCTCTGTCCTTCGTGGAGAGCTTCTATCCATGACCGTCCTGCTGACCGGGTTAGACCCGGCGACCATCAATGCCCTGAATCAGCCCCATGTGACAGCCGTCTATGCGCTCAAGCTGGATCTGGTCAGCGGCATCAGCCGCATTCATTCCGGCTTGGGGCCCCTGGTTATCGACGGCGAGACCTATTACGGCGTGGGCTCCATGGGGTCTGTCGGCCCCCAGAAAGAGCAGCTATCCACCTCGCCGACCAAGATGTCGGTCGCCATGGGTGGGCTGGATGACAGCCTGCTCGCAGAGGTGATGCGCGAGCGCATCGTGGATCGGATGGCCTGGCTCTACCTGGTCGTGATGGGCCCTGACGGGGCGCCGCTCAATGCCTGCCTCCAGTTCAAGGGGCGCATCGCCCAGACCCCCGTCAAGGCGGGCCGAACCAACACTATTCAGCTCACCATCTCCAATATCTTCGAGGATTGGCAGCGGGGCTTGAACCTGCGCAACACCAACGAGAGTCACCGCCGTCTCTATCCCGATGATCACTTCTTCCGCTACCAGGATGAGATGGCTGATAAGTCTATCTTCTGGGGCTCGAAGAGGGACGCCCCCGGTTTCGTTTATAAGGACTGACTCATGCGCCACCCAGACTGGCAACTCCGCACCATCCAAACCATTCAGGCCGCCTCCGAGCGGCCTTTTTGTTGGGGCAAAAACGACTGTTGTCTGTTTGTGGCGGATGTCTGCCTGGCGGCCTGTGACAAAGATCCGGCGGCCGCCTATCGCGGCCGCTACAGCACCGAGACCGGCGCCAAGCGGGTGTTGGCCAAGACCCACGGCAGCATTGCCGCCGCCCTCGATACGCTGTTTGAGCGGGTGCCGGTGGCCATGGCCCAGCGGGGTGATGCCCTGGTGTTTGAGGGCCCCCAGGGTCAGACCGCCGCTGTGATGTGGGCGGGGCAGGTGTGGGCCATGACCGAGCAGGGCGCCCGCCCCATTCCCGATGCCGTTCCCCTTTTTGCCTGGAGAGTCGAGTAATGCCCGCTGTTGCCATTCCTATCATTGCTGGTGTCGCCGCTGGCGCGGGGTCGGCCCTGGTGGTCACTACCGCCACGGCCATCGCCATCGGGACGGCGGTGGCCAGCGCCACCATGATGATCACCGCCAAGAAACCCAGCCTGGGGGACTATCGCAGCGCCAGCGAGCGCAGCCAGATCCTGCGGGCTGCCGCCAGCGACAAGACTTGCACCTATGGCCGGGTGATCTCGTCGGGCCTGATGAGCTTTGCTGCCGAGCAGGCGGGCGAACAGGACGAGGGGGAGTGGCTGCATATCGCCCTGGTACTGGCTGGCCACAAGCTCAACCGTATCGGGAATATCTGGCTTGGTGACGACCTGGTCGGCACCTTCGGGGAGTTGGTCAACTACGAGCTGCACGCCGACCGTCAGACCTGCGATCCCTTCATGCTGGCTAACTGCGCCGATTGGCACTCTGACATGATCGGCAGGGGCATCACCTGGCTGCGGATCTCGTGCAAGTTCGACGCCGAGAAGTTCCCCGCCGGGTTGCCGAATATCAAGGTGGAGAAGTTCGGGAAGGAGGTGTGGGATCCCCGAGACGGCAAGTGGAAGTGGAGCGCGAACGCCGCCCTGGTGATCCTCGACTATTACCGTTCCTGGCTCAAGGTGCCGGACGATGAGATCCGGCTCGACGAGTTTATCCAGGCCGCGAACCTTTGCGACGAGCGTGTGACCATCCCCGGCGGTGGCACCGAGGCCCGTTACACCATCAACATGGAGTTTGACCTGGGCGAACCCAGAGCCAAGGTATTGGAGGCCATGCACATGGCATGTGCGGGCCAGCCGACCTATGTGGGCGGCAAGCACGGCATTATTGCCGGTGCCTACTATGGCCCGGCGAGTGACGAGCTGCGGGCCCATCAGCTCATCGGGGATCTAGAGCTGTTGCCGGAGCCTTCCAGCAGCGACAAGATCAACCAGGTAGTGGGCACCTTCGTCGATCCGGTCAGTTTCAAGAAGACCGATTTCCCCGCCGTCATCGTGCCGGAATGGGTCGAGGAAGACGGTGGCCACCCCCTGATCGAAGATCTCGATCTGCGCTGTGTCACCAGCGAATACCAGGCCCAGCGCCTGGCCAATATCATCCTTCGCCAGCGCCGCAATGCCCGCACCCTGACATGCAGCGTCAACCTGTCTGGCTGGCGCTACCGCCCCGGCCAGACCATCAAGCTCTATGTCCCGGCGCTGGGCATCAACGGCGTTGAGTTTCGGGTCACGGACTGGTCTTTCAGCCTGAACGGCGGGGTGGATCTGACCCTGCGGGAGGACTCCCCGCTGTTCTGGGCCGACGCCATCGGCAAGCCCATGGCCCGCCCGGAGATCACCGGCCTGCCCACTGGCGGGGCGGCCATGCCGGATCTGTTGCGCTACGAGCTGGAACAGCTCGGCGAGGTGCTGCAAGGGGTGCTGTCCTGGCGCAATACCGGCACCGTGGCTTACAACCAGGTGATCATTCAGCGCCTAGCCCAGGGGGCGGCGCCGGTCACCGTCATGACTGCCCAGGTGCCCGGCCAGTCCTGCCGCGTCAACGGTCTGACGACGGGCAACTATGTCGCCTTGGTGCGAGCCGTGGCGCTCACTGGCGCTCATTCTCCGGTGGCTGCGGTGAACTTCGTGATCACGGCACCCGCCATGCCCCAGGGGGTGGATGTGGAGGCGGGTAACTGGTCGCTGGCCCTGCGCCCTCGTTTTGCCGGTGGCCACGACTATGGCGTGCTGTGTGAATGGTGGTGGAGCCACATCAATCACCCCCTCGGCGAGGCCATGACGAAAGCGATCCCGGCGGGGATGGCCAGCTATATGACCTTACAGGGGCTGCGCCCGGATACGGAATATTTCGTCTGGCTGCGGGCGGTCAACGCCTACGGCAAATCAGGGTTGATCGCCGCCACGGCCCGCACCAGCTACGATGTTGCCTCCATCCTCGATGTGCTGGACGGGGAGATCGGCGCCGAGCACCTGCGCGAGGAGCTGCGCAAGCCCATCGCCGCCATTCCCGGGCTGGGTCAGTCATTGACCGATCTTGACGGCGCCTTGTCTGCCCTGGACAAGCGCGAGCGGGATGTGAAAACCCTGCTGGAAAACACCCAGAATCAGCTCGGCGAGAACTACATCAATGTGACCCTGGTGACAGAGCAGCTGCGCCAGCGCATTGACCGCTACAACCTGGACTTTTCCGACTTTCGGGATGCGGTGTTCAAATTGGATCCGGAGACAGGCCTGATCACCATGGAGGCGATCAATGCGGTACGCTCCGAACTTGCCGCCGAGATCACGACTGTCAGCCAGCATCTCGATGCGGTTGAAGGTATCGTGAAAACCTGTGTGACCAGAGCAGAGATCAGCGCTGATTTAGAGCGCATCACCGCCGTCGAGCAGCAGATCGACGGTATCAACGGCACCTTGGCCCAGACGGCCACCAAGTCCGAAGTGACGGCAGTGGGGTCGCAAGTCACCCAAGTGGGGCAGGAGCTGAATGCCGTCAAGGGTACGCTGGGCCAGAAGGCCGCCCAGAGCACCGTGGATGAACAGGGCCAGCGTTTGGCGGCGGCAGAGCAGAAGCTCATCGCCAACACCTCGGACACCTCAGCCAACGCCCAGCGCATCGAGCAGGTGAAGGCCGAGCTGCGACAGGCCGATGCGACGATCAGCGCCTCTGTGACTGACTTGGCGCAAGCCGTGGCCACCACGACCGGCGCTCAGGCCCAGCGCCTGCAAGCGCTGGAGGTGCTGACCAATGGCCAATCAGCCGCCATCAATGAGTTGCAGCAGGTGGTTACCGGTGACGGCCAATCCCTGGCCAGCAAGCTAGAGAACCTCACCGCCAGTGTTGACCTCACCGCCGAGGCGGAAATTCTTGGTGCGCTTGCGGCGGATACCGAAGCCACCCGCCAGCGAAAGGCGGCGGGCCAGATCCGTCGTGACCAGCAGGTACAGGTTAGCCAGACTCAGGCGCTTGCTGAGATCGTTGAAACGGTACAAGTTCAGCTTGATGATACGTCAGCCGCCGTGCAAACCGTGTCACGAGCTCAGGCTGATACGGCGGGGCAAGTTGAGGCAGGATGGTACACAAAAGCACAGATCAATGGGGAGGGTGGCGGCTTTGGCCTGTCGGTCAAACTGGCGGCTGATGGCTCTACGCTGTCCTCCTTTGTGGTCGATGCGGATGTGTTTGCCGTGCTATCTCGGGTGTCTGGAGTAACATCCAAGCGAAACCCATTTGTGATAAAGAATGGAATCACTTATCTCAATAAAGCCCTGATGGATAGCGCAGACATAAATAGTTTGGTCGCGGCTTACATCAGCGTCACTGAATTGGTTGGTCTTAATATAAAGGGGTCGTCAATCTCAGGTACAAATATAATCGGCGGTTCACTAAATATCGGCGCGGGGAAGGCGATAATAAACTCCGCTGGGAAAGCAACACTTCAAGATGCAGACATAATAGGGAAAATCACCGCTCTCTCTGGTGTGCTAAGGAATGTCACCATTGAGGATACATGCAAAATAAACGGTACGCTGGAAGCGGGGCAAATTGTTGGTGACATTGTGAGGGTTTATGATGCGTCAAATCAGGCGCAAATAAACCTTGGCTCTGCGAGCTTTGCCCGTGAAATATCATTCTCGATAATCGTTAATTCGGGAAGGGAGAAAACGACAGGCAATGCCATTCTTAATGGCGCGACAGTCAAAACTGTGACATCAACGGCAATAGATGTTGCAGGCACAATCAGTGCCAACACTGTCTCCGCCGCCCATGTGGTAACCATCCCTGCAGGTGTTAGTCACACGGCCAGATTTTCATGGTCTGGCAATGGTGGGTATAACTCCGCTTATTGTTTGGTGATCGTTTCTAAGAAATAACGCACCTCAACAAACCCGGCCTTGTGCCGGGTTTTTATTTGGAGCCAAGAAATGGCAGGACTCTGGTATCGCGCTGGCACAGTCAGCGTGACGAATGGCAGCAAGAAGATCACCGGCTTTGGCACCTTGTGGAAAACAACGGTGTTAAAGCCGGACAAGGGGCACCCCGTTCATGGCCCGGATGGACGCATTTACGAGCTGGATTACGTCGAGAGCGACACCGTGATGTATATCGTCACGGCGTATGCCGGAGCGACAGCAGCGGGCCAGGCATATGCCATCGACATCCCCAGGACTAGCGGCGTTCCGGCATTCAGTCGCGATCTGTCGGCGTTTATGGGGTATCACCAGACGCAGATGGACGGCTGGCAGCAACTGCTGACCGGCACCGGCGATGTGACGCTCACCGCGCCTGATGGCACCAAGATCACAATCCCGAGCTGGGATAAGGTGATGAATGCCGGGTATGGCGTGGTGGCGCAGGCCAAGACCGAGGCAGATCGCGCCCAGGCTTCCGCCGCCAGTATCAACCCGGAAGCTGGCGCGGGGAAGCTGATGCGGGTCGACGGCCCTGCGATCCTTGACTCTGAGCGTTATTCGCTGGAGCGAGCTACAGGTGGTCGGCAGACGATAATCAGGGACCGGCTTGGCAGACCATCAGTTATGTTCGTCCTGCCACGATTCAGATATGAAGATGTCGGGATGTCTGATGTCATGGGGGCAGGTAATGTCACTGCGTTCGATCTGGGTGCTGGCGGCATAAAAAGCGAGATCTTCATAGGCGCATATCAGGCATCAGATGGCGGTGTTAGTGCCCCCATGGCTGTTCCGCTGGCGGGATTGAGCCACACATCAGCTAAAGCTGTGTGTTCTGATATGGGGGCTGGCTGGCACATGATGACCGCTCATGAGTGGGCAGCGATATCTCTGTGGTGTGCGGCCAATGGTGGGGAGATTCTCGGGAATACATACTGGGGGCGAAGCCACTCCCTGTCTCACATCTTTGGCGCTCGCGTCGATAAAGCCCCTCCCGCCGAAGTGTCTGGCAATGGCGCAACCTTGACTGGATCGCTTGGAGTCCGGTCATCCCATGACAGATCTGACTCTGGTGTTTTCGATCTGGTTGGCAATCTATCTGAGTGGCAACACGGGATCTTGATCGATGACGGCAGGATTAAAGTCTCACCTGCCAACACGTTTTCAGAAGATGACATGGTGTGGACAGATGCTTATATAGCCTTTAAAGGCGGGAGCCTGGTTCTTTCTGCATCTACGGGCGAGGTGTCTTTGAGCTCGCGAAGCGCAGTTTGGGCGCAGATGGGGCGGGATAGCTCATATACCAGCCGGAACGATCTGAAGCGACTGCTTATTGAGCCCACGCAACGAACCCAACTGCCAGGATCTGTTGACGTTGTATTGTCTGGTCAGCGCGTACTTCAGCGCGGTGGGATGTGGCAGCAGGTGGCAGGTGCTGGGCTAGGGTCAATCAATCTCAATGATCCGAGGGGTGCTGGGTGGGTTGGTGTAGGGTTTAGGTCATGTTTCGCGTGAGGTCAGTATGAGTTACCTATTTAAGGGCGTGTTTCATGACAACTACAGCCATAGTTTCATGTCAGCCATGGGGATGAGCGAAGAAGCCATAGCATCAGTCATCGCCCAGCGTGATTACGCACTGGGCGCGGGGCAGTTAGCAGCGCGGCAGCGGGCCTATGAGGCAGAGTCTGACCCGCTCTTTCTTGAGTGGCAGTATGACAAGGCGCCGGAGGCTGAAACCCGCTGGCTTGACAAGGTGGCTGAGATCAAGGCGCGGTATCCAGTCAGCCAGGGTGAACCATGATCGTGCGTCTCGAACCTATCACAGCGATCGTGGTCGCTGTGCTGCTGGGGTGGGCGTGGAATGCCGCGCCCGCCCCGGGGCCTGTCTGTCAGGTGCAGGAGCAGCACCAGGGTAAAACCGTCCTGGTGCCGCGACCCTGCGCGGAAGTGCTGCCGAAGTAATTGAACCCGCCCCGGCCCAGTGCCGGGGCTTTCTTTTTTCGCCTTGCCCAGTCGGGCGGGTGGTGTCAAAATTGCCTGTATAGATATACAGTGCCAGCCGGGAGGGTTGCGGATGAGTGGGGATAATGTGACGGGTGATCACGATGATCAGGTGATCGAGCCGTTTGGATCAGATAGGATGGAACGATTGGCCGCCAAGCTGCGAGCGCTGGTTTTGTACCAGACCCCTGAGGTGTGTGATCAACACATCGCCAACGAGCTGGATTGGGCTGCAAAGGAGGCTGAGTCTTTGGTGGTAGCAGTGAAGGGTCAACCCAAAACGGGTTGTAGCTTGCCCGTTCTGCACTCTCCGTGCTAAAGTCTCGGGCATTGAGTCAGGGTTTTTGCATATCCTGATGTGAATTTAAAATCTGGCAAGACCAAAATGACGAAACCCAGCCTTGCCGGGCTGGGTTTCTGATTCGGGCATCACCACAAAGCAGTGAGCACGACTAATCGCACAGTCAGTTTACTCAAGGTGTTGGCCATTGGCAACCTTGCCGCCACTTTTTTAGGCGGAACCATGCTAAACCTGACTGATTACGTCCATCAGGACACCCCTCGCCCGGCCATAGTGCGCGGGTGCTATGTGGCAAATGCCACTCCTCAGTTTGAAAAGCCCGGTCACCACAAGGGTCGCCCCCAGTTTATCGGCAAGGCCTGTAACATAGCCGCCAAGCGCGATCTGGCTTGCTGGCCTGGTTGGGTTCCGCTTCGTCCCCTCATTGGTCGTACACGGCACTGGAATATGCACAGGGCCAACTCTCTCAACGAGATGGGTTTAGGCATGCTGCATTACACCAACGTGATCACCTGGCAGGTTGAAACCTCCGTTGATGTGCTCACCCGCCAGTGTCGCCTTGATTCTACATCTGCCGCCGGTAATCACTCGATCACTCGCGGATCTCGACTTATCCAGGATCTGGAGAAAATGGGTATTGTCGAGTGTGATAAGTTTTGGGATCCCGCTGCTGGCAGTTGGTACTACAAAGCTATCACAGTCACTGAACTGTTCTGGGACATGGTGGGTGTGGGTGCCGAAGAGGCGATCAAGGTGCGGGAACAGGCGTGGGAGAAGTGGCGCACCGAAGATGCTTGGATGAAGGACGGACTCGATCCTGCGTATGCCCTCAACCTGTCCCACAAGGCTTACTGCCAACTGCGCATGGACAGGCTTAAGCAGCGTGCCTTCGAGTACCGCCACAACAAATCAGCCACCGCAGCCCAGATCCGCCGAGCCAAGCGCCTGGTCGCCTCTGGTAAGGACGCAATGCGCCGCGAGGTGGCAGACAGCATGTTCAAGAAGATGACGCCTGATGAGGCTCTTCGCTCAAGGCAGGACCCCGCGGCGTTTAACCGGGCCGTGTCGCTGGCCGTGTATCGCCTCGAGGTGCTGGCCATGGAACCATTACCACGAGAGTAAAGCCGCAACCCCCGTCATTCCCTACCATATAACCGCCTCACGGCGGCGTCTGTCGTTCCGCCTCGCCAGTAATGGCGCTACAGCCCAATCAATTCCGGGGCGCTCCTGACTCGATTTATCCACATTCAGCCCATGCTACAGCCTGCCCTGTGGGTTGGCACACGGTCACGCACGGTTATCCACATATAAATGCATCCCCTGCCCTCCCTTGTATGCAGTGGCATAGCGAATAGATGCAAGATTCTCTAAGACACCTAAACAAAGAACTAAGAGATAGAGTTTATTGTCTGGGTCCCGTTATCTGTCGATAACGGGGATAACGCCTGGCTATGCAGGCCAGCAAGCTGGCCGCCGCCAGAGCAGAGCAAGGGCGAGTAATGCCTGACCTTGCAGGGCGGCAAGCCACCCGCCGGTCAGCAGATTACCCCCTTCGTGGGGGCAAGCCCCCACACCCCAGTCCACAAACCCCAACTTGAACCAGCCATGCCCCATAAAGGGGCCGATCAACATCCGGGGGCGTCAAGCGACAGTGGCCTTAAAGACGGCTCAGCAGGAAGGGGGGTGGTTGTCGCTGTGATACCGCAGTCATCCATCCACACCACCACCGCTGTGGCCATCAAAAAGAAAAGCCATGGCAAGGCATGGGCTCGGGTCGAGATTGCGTAAAACGAGGCTCAGGCACGTTAGAGAGGAGCAAAGCCAAACAATGAAATCGGCCATCGAAAAGCAACAATGTCGCAACATATTTTGAAGGGGTGAACCAGGTGGTCAGGCGCCTGGTTGGTTGTCAGTTATGGCACCTTCGCGCCGTTCGCCTGGCCAACGCCTGGCGCAGAGCCTTGTTTAACATATAACTGATTAGACGCGGTGCTATTGAAGCAACTATCCCTCGTCGAAGGGAAGGGGTTTGCCCAGGGCCCCGGCGATGGCCAGCAGCTGATCGATCACTGTGTCGGCCAGCTCGGGGGGGAGCTGGAGAAAGATCCGCATTGCCCTATCGAGTCGCCGGTCATGGCCAACAGGGAGCAGCATGTCGCTGATCTCGATGCCGAGCGCACGGCAGGTGCGGCGGGCAGCTGGCAGCGGCATGAAGGTGCTGTTCTTGGGGTTGAGCCACCGCCGTAGGCTTGTCACCGGGATCCCTGTCTCATAGGCCAGGTCGTCAATGGCCATCCCTCTCCGCTCAATGAGCTGGCTTAGGTGCCGTTTGGTGGCGATTACGTATTCCCGATCATCGTCGTCCAGGTACGTGCGGCGCATAGATGGTTCCTTATGAGCATCCCGCGCCCGTCATGAGATGTCGCTCGTCTTACGGGTTGTAAGATCTGACAACCATTTATGGTTTTTAGCGTAGCAAATCCGCCATAAGTGGCGAGCAGCCATGGCTTGGTCGGAGTAGTATTTGTCGCGGGATAAATCAATAAATAACGGGTTTGATAATGACGATGTATGTCAATACAGAAGTGGCCAGGCGCTTGGATGTGCTGTTGTCTGAGCTTGTTTGCTATATGAGCCCGGAGGTATGTGACGGTAAGGTCACGGCGCTGGTGATGGAGGCAAAGGCATTGTCCATGGAAATAACAAGCCCCCAGGGCGGGGGCTTGTTGCTATCGACTCACGCTGCGCATTATCGCCACTGCTACCCAGTGGCTGACCCCAAGGCTGACAAGGGTCTGAGCTAACTCATTGCGCGGCAGGGCGAAAAGACCTGTCAGGCGATTTCGAGTTTTGTTAGAATGCGTAATTAGTTGCATGGTTACCCCTCCAAGGTGCTATCAACTCGCGGGCCGGGATCTCTTACATCCTGGCCCGCATTGTTTTGGTTACTGCTGTTCGTGTTCCTCAAGTGCCTTTCTGGTTGCCTCAATAATGAACGCTGTGAAAAGCAGGCCGGTTTTACCCTGGGCCTTTAGTGCTGCATGGCGGTTAAAGAACTCTACCGGCATGTTTCTAATCTCCTTGGGCTTTGTTGCCGCTTTCCTACTTGGTGTGTCTATTGTCACCGCTTCTCTCAACGCCGCGCCTTCACCGAGAGATGTTAAGTCAAGTGCCTTTCTCTTCATTTTAATACCCTTTTAATATTAATATGATATTAAATTAATATTAAATCGTGGGGTTTGCAAGTTTTTCTCTGACTTCGTTGACCATCACAACGACCTCTTTGCCCGCTTCACTGCTTCGTGTCGCTGCCCTCTCGGTTACCCCAAGCCCATATTCCATTTGGATAGAGAAGTCAGCCCTTCGGCTCAATTTACTGCTCATCATTCTGAGGTGTGGCAGGGAGTCGATGGCCTCGCTGATGGCGCTGAAATTCTTTCTGCTTGGGTTCGTCCTGGTCATCAGTACGTTTGCGGTGATGGTTGTGTCAGCAGCCTTGCTGATTTCGGACAGCACCTTGTTGAACCTGACTAATCCGATCTGCTCTGTAATGTCGTCGTTGCTTGGACAAATAATGAGGTCGGCAGCGGCAATGGCTATGCGGGTAAGCTCTGAGTCAAACCCGCCGCAGTCGATCAAAATCAGCTTGTTGCCTGAGCCATTCAGCTCCTTTATCAGCTCGCTCTTGTTTAGCCCTGCCAGTACGCTCCACCGCTGTTCAGCGGGCCGCCGGGCGTTGATGATGGCAATCCCTTGGTGTGCATCCTGATCGATAATGAGGTCAGGTTTCAGCTCCCCGGCCAGTTGTACCGTGGCAGTGGTTTTCCCTACTCCGCCCTTGTTGTGCGCTACTGCAATAATCATGTAAAACCCTCCTTTTAATATTAAATTAATACCAATAGTATATTAATTTAATATTAAATGAACCGTTTCAGGCAAAAAAAATCCCAGCTCAGTGGCTGGGCTCTTGCGTTACGTAACGGCGGCGATTCTCCGTGATACGTTACACTATGTCTCTGGCGCTGGTCTTGATCCTGACCATTACGCTGCTCGGCCTGCCTCCCTTGATGGGGCTCCGGTTCTTCATGCTGTCATGGTAGTCGGCAGATAGGCATGCCAGTACGAAGCAGATCACCCGACTCATGATGATGCCGAGAGAGAAGGCGCGGCTGATCATGTGGCTTTGTGTTCTGGCCTCCAGCTTCTTCATTATTGAGCGTGTTGTGCTGCTCTGTTCTGCGCTATCCATGCCGGTGATGCGCTCGATGTCCTGACTCAATGCGCCCTCGCAATGCAGCAACAAGAAGCCCAGTTCTCTGGCCGCCAATCCATGGCCCGGCATGGCGGTGAATTCCTTTCCAGTGATCATGACGCTGCAACTGCCTCCAAATGACTGAGTAATCCGCCTGGTTGTGTTACCTGGTGCATGAGTAAATCAGTCTGCTTATTGCTCAGCTCATGAAGTACCTCATGTGATTGGCCAAGTGCTTCCTGGATTCTCGCGCCGTGGTGTTGGATGGCCATCAGGTCATTGATGACACTGTCAAACTGTCGATCTTGCGGGATGCCGGTGAGAACTCGCTCAGCCAGCGCCATCAGCCCCCTCATATCCAGGGCTGCACCTTCAAGTTTTCTTGCTGTTTCTACTTCTACGCTTCGTTTTGGCATGTCAACGTCTCTTTGCGCTTCGTTTTGGGTTTTGTATAGGCGAAAAAAAGCCCGGCTATACCGGCAGGCTTTTTACAGGTCGGTCACTTTACAGCGGTAGACCCCTTTTATTTTGATAGAGCACATCGTTTCATCCGTGATTGTTTCCTCGCTGACCCCATCCTTTACCCTCCACCCTTCACCATCAACGTTGCGTGAAAATAACCTTGGGGTGATAGCTCCATCTATCTCCACGACGTAGAGGCCGCCCTGGCTCTTATCAACATGGTCGGTGGGTTCGAACAGTAAAACCTCGCCTTTCTTGTGCGCGGGCCGCATCCCGTCATTCTCAAGCTGAAATGGAAATAACCCCTTCTCACTGCCCGCTAGGGTTGAGATCTCTTTCCCAAGTCTCTGATTGGCCCGCCAGGTTTCTTCTGTGCAGTCATCGTCTGTCATGCCGAGTAGGAAGTTGACGTTAACCCCCAGCGTGGGGGCAAAAATCCTTTCCATGTTGTTCATCCAGCGGCCCAGCACATCAAGCCTGTCGCCCCGCTCGTAATTGGCCAGGGTGCTTGCCGGCATGTTTAATGCGCTCGCCCCTTCGGATATATAAAGCCACCGCCTAACTCGGGCTTTGTATATCTTGTTGCCCATCAGTCGTGCTCTTTGTCGATCCATCTCAGGGTCAGAGATCATTTTGGTTTCGGACATAGTTATCCTGTTAATACCCAAGTGGAAATAAGCCTCCAAATGAGGCTCTAAACATGCCCATAGTCTAGCACTATCAGTGCAACGGTAAAGCACAGGCAGTGCAATTTGAATTTTAAATGGCTATACTCGCTTCGTTTTGGGTTGCGAAGGGCTGTTTAAATGACGTTTCGGGATGCAATCGCTTCAAAATGGGGCGCGAGGCGCTGGTCTCATACAGTTAAAGCTGCGGCCGATACGCTTGGCGTTTCTGAGTCGTACATACAGAAATTGGTTAACTTGGACCGATACCCGGCTATCAAGTTGCTGGAGCTGATCGGCTCTGTGCTGCCCGGTATCGATACCGACGAGTGGCGAAAGCAGGTGCTTGCAAAGCGGGATCCCAAGTCATGATCCTGGCCCTTGTATCCCCCTCCCCTGACCTGCTTGAGAAGGCGGTTGATGTGCTGATGGCCAGCCGCTCAAAGGTTCAACGCTTCTCCGTGGCGAATCGCCCAGAGTCTGCCCGTCCTGCCACCCTTCGCGCCGCCCTGGAGCGCGACCGATTCAATGCTGATTGGCTGACGGTTGTGCCTGTTTCTTCGCTGATTGAAGTGGACACGGTTCGCCGCCTTGGTGGCATTGTCGGTCATTTGCGCGGCCCGGTAGCGCACCCCTCTATCCCTATTGATCGTCGCGACATGATGATCGGTCTTGATGCGCCAGCTCTCCCCCATGTCACCTTGGCCAGCGATGTCTATTCGGTGATGCGTTGTCGCTATCTGGCTGCCAGGGGGTGATATGCCTGCGATTGGGAAGTACCTCGTTTCGGCCTTGACCTTGATCGGTACTCGCCTCGCTGAGGTGAGGGCTGTTGAAGTTCCTGCGACCGGCACTCTTCGTGCCATTCAGGCTACCAAATCGCTCTACCCCGATCCTCGCCCGCTTGTTTATTTGGCGAGGCGCAAGTCATGACCAACCTTGCCACCCTGCCCGCCGACATTCGGTTAAGTATTGACGCTCAGCGCGTTGCCTCGCTCTGGATCAGCTATGTGGTTGCGAACAAGTGGACGCCAGAAAAGGTGAAGCTTGAGATCTCCCGCATTGAAGATGCTGCCCGCCGTGAAGAGGTGCGCAAGTGGTGTCGTCATTACAGAGACCTGCAAAAGATTGCAAACCCACCTGCTCCCGCAAAAAGCAAGGCTAGAAAGCCAACCCGCCCAGCATGGGCAAGGGGGCGTGGATGACGCTGGAGCGCGCGTTGGAGGCGTGGGCCAGATGGGTTCATCAAGGCCCTGTGGCTGGCGCTGGCCGCAGTAACACGGCGGTATTGATGGAGATACTCGCCTCTGGTGTGACTGGCCCCGGCAACAACGGTGGCGGCAAACCATTGGTTTGTGATGGCATTGAGGCCGCTATTGAGGCGGCGCTCATGGCATTGGCAGCAAAAAACAAAGTAGGGATGCGCCGTGCCAGCGTGCTGCGGGCTGAGTACATCTGGAGCATGCCTGATGAGGCCCGCGCCCAAGAGGCAAAGGCCATCCGGTTAGGTATCAAGCTGGAGACTTACTGGAACGATCTGAGATCTGCCAAGAAGGCGATCAGCGTTGCGTTGGAGGCGCAACACCAACCCACCCATCCCAATCGTAAGAGGATTGACTGATGTCATCGTACAACCTGACCAACCGTAGAAAGGATCAAGCGGCCCTGCCGTTGCTTAAATCTCGCCAATCCCAGCGCCGCCTCATTGAAGAAATGGAAGAGCGTAAATCACTCGGGTTGCCCTATAACGAGGTGCTGTATGCCCGCAGATAAACCGCCAATTGCCGATCTGATTGGCAGCCCTCGCCGCCAGAAACGTCGGGCCCTGGATGAGGAGGAACGCAAGGAGCGTGACAACAAAAGCAACGCTGCCAGGCAAGCCCGTTTCAGGGAAAAGCGCAAACAGGCCACGGCCCTCTTTGTTCCTGGTGAGGCATGCACCGTGATGGTGTCGTTCAGTGCGAATGAATCAGCTCACCTCGAAAAGGCAATGAAGATAAGGGCCATTTGGTCAACCTCAAACTATTCGCTGCAGGACTACATCACCACGATGCTGTTACACGATGCCGACAGGTTAAACCGTGAACTCAAGGCGCTGAGCGATAAGCCCTGCGAGAATTGCGGGCGCATCCCTCCCGAGCATTGCGGCGGCACCTTCAAGGGGCAAGCCGACTGTTGGCTTACCCGTGGTGCCCTGGAGCTTAACTTATGAGGCTGAGCCACCGCATAAAGCTGGCACATAAGCGCCAAGGGCTGGCAAAAGGAGTGGCACATAAGTGCCGCTATCTGACTTGGAAGCATGACCTGGTGCGGGTGTGTGACGAGCTGGCCGCCCCCACTTCATCGCCAATGGTGCGGGCTGCCCAGGGGGCAATCGCTGCTTTTCATCGGTTTGCCGCCTACTTGCGGCGGGCTGGGCTGGCGCAGGCTCGCATTGTCCGGGGGCAGTTTTGAGCACAGGCCCCACCATTCATTGCGCCCTGACGGATGCCGCGATAAGGCGGCATTCTTCCAACCTGGCTATCCGGGAAATAAAAGACCCGGCTCACCCGATCCGGTTTCGTTATCACAAGGGTAGGAAGACCGGCTCTATGCATGCCGTGGTCTACTCTGGCGGCGCTGAGATATGGCGAAAGGTCGCCCCATGGCCAGCGGTCACGGCCAGCGAAACAATCTCATCCCTCCCTCGTTTGCTGGCCTCGATCATCACAAACCCCGCTGAGCATACTGCCATCAGTGGCATGGCCACCTTTGCAGATTTGCTTACCTGGTACGCTGACCGTTCAAGCACCAATCGCCAGATCTCCCCCTCGCGTCGTGCGGCCATTGCATCCCAAATCAAATGTCAGCTGCTCCCCTTGTTTGGTTCTATGCCACTCACTCCGCCCCGCCATGAACTGGATAGGGCCATGCAGCATTATCAGCATGGCTATCACGCCGAGACGGCGCGTGGGGGGTGGGGGATCCTCAAGCAGGCGGTCACTCAGGCCCGTAAGCTGCGCCTCATCACTCATGACCCGCTCGACGGCATCGCTTTCAGCGACTTGATAAAGGTCAAGGCGTCAGTCAAGCCTGGCCGCCTGCGCCCGTCTCATGTGGCAGAGGTGCTTGCACAGTTATCAACCTCTCCCGCCCCTGACCGCCTGCTCTGCTTGATGATGCTGGCTAATGCCACTCGCATCGGTGAGACGCGCCAAGCTCGCTGGCGGGACATCGATCTGGTCGGTGATGGAGCTTGGCATATCCCGGCAGCGCACACCAAGCCGCGCCGTAGTCACCGGATCCCGCTTACCTCGTTCACTGTGCGCGAGTTGCAGTCCTACCGCCATTGGCAACAGTCCAATGGGTACTCGGGGGCTTACCTGTTCCCTGGTGCCAAGGGTGAGCCGCTGTCGGCAAGAGAGGCCAGCCGTTTGGTCGCCAGCGTCAGTGACCGAGAGTGGAGCGCCCACGACTTGAGGAAACTGGCTCGTACACGCTGGGCCGATCAGGGGGTGGATTACCTGGTATCAGAACTGATGCTAAACCATGCCCTCAGCAAGTTGGACAAGACCTATATCAACACCCTGGTGGAGGGGCAGATCATGTCTGCCTTTGTTCATTACCATCAGTGGCTTGAGGACGAAATGGTATTAAAATAATATCAATATAATATTAATTTAATATCATTTTAATATTAAATGGCTTGACCAATAGGCGGAATCCGCCTATTGTATCTCTCAACGGTGGCACACAGAAAGCCACTCGAATTCTGAGGCGGCTAGTTGATGCCACCGATGGAAACGAGATGAGACTGAGTGATGTAGCGACCATCAAGACCCACTATCCCGAGGCTGATTTCTGGCTAG